ATGAATCCATTAATTCAAAGTTTGACTGAAGGTCAACTACGTAATGACATCCCTGCATTCCAACCTGGTGATACTGTTCGTGTTCACGCAAAAGTTGTTGAAGGAAGCCGCGAACGTATCCAAATTTTCGAAGGTGTGGTAATTTCACGTAAAGGTCAAGGGATCTCAGAAATGTACACAGTTCGTAAAATTTCAAGTGGTATCGGTGTTGAACGTACATTCCCAGTTCACACTCCACGTGTAGAAAAAATCGAAGTTGTTCGTCACGGTAAAGTACGTCGTGCTAAACTTTACTACTTGCGTGCATTACAAGGTAAAGCTGCTCGTATTAAAGAAATCCGTCGTTAATTTTGACGATAAAGATTCGATAATAAAAATCTGTCCTTGCGACAGATTTTTTCATAGCTCCCCTTAGTTCAATGGATATAACAACTCCCTCCTAAGGAGTAGTTGCTGGTTCGATTCCGGCAGGGGAGATAGAACCTATTGTAAAAGCCCTTGATTTCAAGGGTTTTGTTACGTTATAAAGTGGGCTAGCCCGAAAACAGCCCGAAAAGCTAAGCAATCTTTCGAACAAAGTCGAAAACTTCGTCTTGTTTTTTCTCAAATAGATGGGCATACGTTTGAAGTGTTTCTGTAGCGTCCTTGTGTCCTACAAGTCTTGCAATCGAAACAACGTCAACATTGTGGTAAATTAAGAAGCTTACATATGTGTGTCTCAAACCATGACAAGTAACTTCGGTTTGAGTTCGTTTTTTAATTAGTTTATTAGCCATGCTATTTGAAACGTGAGTAAACAATCTGTTATCATCATTTTCTACAAAACCAGTAGCTAAGTATTTATCGAGCATATCTAAAAATTCTTGATTAATTGGGACTTTGCGAACTGATTGTGGGTTTTTGGTTTTTCCCCAACCGCGCCTTGCACCATTGATTTTATACGTCCTAAAAATGTAAATGTATAATTCTTTACGATTGATACAATTGTCGTCGTTTGTTAGACCTTGCGCTTCGGAAAAGCGCAGACCTGTTTTAGCAACAACATAACAAAAGAAACTTGATTGATATTGAATTGTCTTGCTGACACTTTCAATAAATTCTGCACGTTGATCTAATTCAAGGTACTTGTCCTCTTCTTTTTTGGATTCAACAGATGAATGTATTTTTACCAACGTTGTGAAATCTTTTTTTAAACTACCTTCATGTAATGCCACTTTAATAGCTTGCCTGATATTCGAATTAATACGCTTCACAGTTTCTTTGACATATCGTTCGCTTAAATCATTAAAGACTTTTTGATATTGTGTAGCGGTGATTTTGGACAGCTTTGCGCTCTTGAAATATTCTTTGATAACTTTATGGGTAAATTTGTATTTAGTATACGTCTCAGGGTCGACTTCAGGTTTTTTGTAAATTTCCATCCATTCTTTGAAATAATCAGCGAGTGTTATATTTTTATCTTCATGAATGCCTTCTGACAATTCTTTTTGAGCGATGGCCGCAGCGTTGACCGCCTCCGCTTTGGTTTTAAAGCAGCTCTTGGAAATTTCTTTGTATTTCCCATCAGCTGTTTTGTAGCTAATTCGGAATTGCCAGCCTGATTTTTTCTTTCTATAGAATGCCATTGTTTTAACCTCACTTTTTTGGTAAAATAGTGTATACAAAAAGCAACGGACCTGGATTTTTCCATTTCCAATTTTAAGTAATCAATTAAGTTGTTTTTTGTGCTTATTATCTATCCCTTACACTCGAAATTTGGTCGTGGAGAGTGTGAGGGATTTTTTGTGTCGTTTTAGCATTGACTTGCAACGTCAACAATACGTTCCAGGTCTGACAAGTCTTTTGGTTTAGGGTCTTTAATATACGTGCTAAGCGTAGAACCGTTTTTAAGTGTAACACGAACAATGATTTTTGAAATCTTATCTCTAGTAGAAGCAATGCCGACTAAAGCGCCGACATTACCAGCTACCAAGCTACCGATTGTAGCGTTACGGATTGTATGACCTTTTTTAGTTCGTACATCCATATCAATGTCAACGACATCAGAAACCTTAAAATAGCGTGGCAAGAAATATCCAATACGCATTTGTTTGCTTTGTGCGTCAACAGCTAAAGATAGCGTGCTAACTGTTGATTTAAAGCCATATTTCTTATTCCCTCTAACAATATTAATAGCTCCAAGGATAAAAGCGGCTACCATTGCTAATAAAATTAACCACAACATTTTTCAATACCTCCAAAAAACTTAACTAATTAATTTCAAAAACTCTTCTTTAACTAGTTCTTCATCTAAAGCGGTGATTAGATCGTATTTTTCCATAAAACGAACATAGTTAAAATCTTTTATTTCTTCTTCGTCGTATTCAGAAATTTCTTCTTCCAAAATAGAACGAATCATTTCTCGGTTTGCTTGAATTTCAAACAATTCTCGTCGTCTATCATATTGGCTTGCATCGTGTTCCAGATGTCCAAGCTCATGGTAGATGACTTTTTTCTTTTCCATTTCCGATAAAGCGCTATTAACATAAACCGTGCGAAGAGGTGGATAATAAAATCCAGCTCTATCCCACAAGGATGGTGGGTATTCGCATAGTTTAATGTTATATTGTTTTACAATCTCATTTATTGTCACTTCCTGTCACTCCTAGAGATAACTCAATAATTTGAGCTATTTTATTTACATCGGCATCAGACAATGGCTTACCATCGAATAACACGACGTTGTCGCGCAACGTTGACAGATCAATGGCATTTTCTGGAACATCATCACTACTTTCAGCGACATCATACCCCATCAACCAAGAAGCTGAAACGTTTAATGTTTTAGCTAACAAAACAAGTTTATCCTGATCAGGAACAGATTTGCCACTAACATATTGAGATAAAGCACTTTTGCCAAGTTTCACTCCCAATTCTCGTTGATATTTTTCTGAGCTTTTCAAAATATCAACTTGTCTCAAATTCCGCTCACTCATTAGTTGAGCAAGTCTTTGCGCTGTCGTTTCTTTCATTTTTTATTCCTTTCATTTTACGTGTATATTATATAGTAAAAAGAAAAAAAGTTCAAGACAAAAGCAAAAAAAGTTCAAAAAAATGAACAAAAGTACTTGACGCCGATTTTTTTTGAGTATATAATAAAGCCATAAAGTTCAAGAGATTGAACAAACGAAAGGTGGTGAGCTTGAATGCTATATGATTACTCAAAACTCAATGGTAGGATTGTCGAAGTTTTTGGAACAAAAAAGAAATTTGCTGAAAGCATGAATTTAAGTGCGAAGTCCATTTCTTCAAAAACTAACAACAAAAGAAGTTGGCAACAAGATGAAATTTCAAAAGCGTGTGAATTGTTAAAAATTCCAGAAAATGAAATCAATCTATATTTTTTTAAATTCAAAGTTCAAGAATTTGAACATTAATTGATGATTTTTCCAGCTAGGTTGATACAGCTCTAGCAGGTCAAAAAATATTTACGCAGTTTAGAAAGTCTCCTATTAGAAAAGAATGTTCCTCCGATGAATACAATTGACATTATGAGGCTTGCTAGGGCTATACCAGCCTAGCTGGAAAATGAAATAGAAAGGATATGGCATGAAAACAGGACAACTTATTTTAGAAGCAATGCAGTCTGTTTTAGATGATTTAAAAACTTCTGACAGCAAAGAATTTGACACTCGTAGAACTAGAGTTCTTAGTTTGCTATCAGAAGCTTATGAAAACTATTCGCCTATTGCAATTTTTGAAGACGCAGAATCTCGTTAAATTCTGATTCATAGTCAGTCAAAAGTTGCATGTTAGATTGTGGATAATTCTTCTTGCTTAATTTGGCTGTAACTACCGCAATAGCTAAATCGTGGGCGATTTGCTCTTTAGAAATCATATAATCACCTCCTTTCGAGATGATTATACCAAAAAAAGCCACTGAAAAATCAGTGACTTACCAAAAAAACTTACTTACATTATACCAGAAAGGAGCGCAAAAATGAATGATATTGCTGAATTAATCGAAGTTAAGATTGACGCAGTAGTAACGTCAGTTTTAGCAAATAAACTTGATTTCTTGGATAAAGATAATCAATACAGCCCTCTGATGACACAAAGCGAAGCGAGAAAGTGGCTTGGTATCGGTGATGACACGTTGAAATATTACATTCTTAAAGGAATGCCTGTTATCAAGAAAGGCGATAAAATTTATCGAATTCCAAGGGACGCAGTAAAAGAATGGATTAAGAATGAATGGAGAAACATTTAACATGGACTTATTTATTATCTGCTTTAGTTTAGCAGCAATCATATACGTGCTTACATTGCCGTTCGTTGGCAAGCGAGCGAGAGAATCAAGAATCGTCGAAAATATTCAACCGGCTTTTGTATTTGAAAGTTATGTTGTGAAAGAGAAACGTTACGACGATATGATTAAAGCGCTAGACGCAATGTACGGACGAGGCAAATAGCAAGAACACACAAACTACCAAAAAAGTATTTCACAAAAAAGGAGAATAAAACAATGAAACAAACACAAACATTTATCGTATTTCGCAGCAAAGAAAATGGACATTTCTTAATGGAATATAAGAACAGAGCTAGAGTATTAGCATTTGAAGCAGGTTGGTGTAAAGACATTAATGACGCAATTACCACTACTGAAGAAGCTTACATGGAAGACAAAGAGAAATATGAAGGAATGTTACAGATGTTCAATGCAGAGCCTTTAAAAGTCGAAGCTGAATATACATTCAAAACGTTAGATGGCAAAGAACCAGAAGAAATTGAAGCCGACAGCAAACCTAAACGTGAAGAACTGGCTGATGTACTATTTGACGCACTTTTCGGAGGTGATTAAGCAATGAACATGCAAGAGCTTATCAAAGAGAACGAGTTTCTTCGAGACGAACTAAGACGGACTCGCAAAGAATGCGATGAACGCGATAAGCTTCTCGATGAAATCAGAACATTTTTAGAAAGAAAGGTGAAATAATGGCTTATCTTTACGAACTTGAAGGCATTTATGCAGAACTTCAAGATATGGAACTAGATGATGAAACGTTTCAAGACACACTTGATAGTATTAATTTTCAAGAGGATTTAGAAAACAACATTGACTACTTTGTCAAAATGTACAAGAACAGTTTAGCTGATGCAGAGGCTTGCAAACACGAAAAACAAGCCTTTGCTGAAAAAGAAAAACGTAACAAAGCTAAAGCAGATAAATTTAAAGAGTATATCAAACGAGCGCTTGAAATTAGCAACGTTAAAAAAGTTGATACTGGTAAATTCAAAGTTTCTCTTCGCAAGTCTAAAAAAGTTGAAATCTTGGACGAAACCAAAATTCCGCTTGATTACATGAATGAGAAACATGAATGGACGCCGAATAAAACAGAGCTCGCTAGAGCGATGAAAGCAGGTGCTGAAATCGAAGGAGCGGTACTGGTAGAGAATGAAAGTCTACAGGTGAAATAGATGCGGATTTTAGCTATTGATCCATCTTCAAACAAAATCGAAACCAGTACAACGGGAATTGTTTTATTAGACAATGCAAGACTTGAATGTTCTTGGGTAGCAACATATGGCATGCGAGGGTTTAAAGAGTGGTATACGACTATTGGATTTGATTTAGAACCAGATGTCGTTGTTGTTGAAAAGTTCGAAGCGCGTGACAATGATAAGTCCAAAGATAATTCAGTTTTAGAAACCATTGCATTTATTGAAATGTGTTTTCCAAACTTAATCCTTCAAAGGAATGCGGGCTACAAATCAGATATTCCAGATGAACTTTTAAAAACTTTAGGTTTATGGAAATTCGAAAAAAGCCATCATCAGGACTGCAGAGCGGCTGCAAGGCTGGGCTTGTTCTATGCTTTGAGAAACGATATTAAAGAAGTAATTGATGATATTGGGAGAGTGGTAAATGGAAATATGGAAAAATATTAAAGGCTACGAGGGGTGTTATCAAGTTTCAAACATGGGACGTATAAAAAGCCTATCTAGAAAAGTTTGGAATGGGAAAAACTACTTCTGGACAAGCGAAAGAATTTTGAGGCCGGGTTTAGATAGAGATGGATATTTTCTTGTAAATCTCTCTAAAAATGGTAAAGCAAAAACTGAAAAAGTACACAGGCTAGTTGCAAAAACATTTATTCCAAATCCAGAAAATAAAGAAGCTGTTAATCATATTGATGAAGATCCATCTAATAATAAATTAGAAAATTTAGAATGGGCAACAGTGTCCGAAAATAATAATCACGGTTGGCATAATAAACGCTCTTCAAAAAGTAGGAGCAAGCCTATTCTTCAACTGAATTTAGATGGAGAATTCTTGCAAGAATACCAATCTGCAACAATTGCAGCGCAAAAATTAGAAATGTGTAGAGTCTCTATCAGTAATTGTTTGAATGGAAAAACTAGTACCGCTGGTGGATATAGATGGAGGTATAAAGCTTGACAGAAATTATATTAAGAAAATGGCAGAAGGAGGCAGTATCCCGAAGTTCAAGATTAAATCACGGTATTTTTCTTGAAGCTTTGGGAGGTTGAAGGTCGAGGCAAGACCATCTGCGCTTTATCAATCTGTAAAGCTAAAAGTGCTGAAAAAGTCATCATCGTTAATAACCGAGTGGCTATTTTAGACGGTTGGAAAGAAACCGTTAAAAAATTTGGTTTTGACAAAGAGTTTGAAGTTGTCTATTTGACAGACAGAGCTTTACAAAACCGTGTTAAAACGCAAAAAATAGCTTGTGACGTGCTTATTATTGACGAGTGGCAAAATGTATCAAGTGATAAAAACGTGCGAGCATATGCCAAAATAAAGCGCAATTACACGATAGGATTATCAGCTACACCGATTAGAAAAAAAGGACAAAATTTTTACCCTTTAGAAAAAACACTGTGGGGATTTGCTAACCCTAATAGAAAATTCGATTGGCAGAAAACACACGGAAAAATGGTATATGATCCATTCTCTTACTCAAAAGAGAAGTGGGATGATTTCAGAGATTATGAAACATACGTTTCTAAATTACCAAATTTCATGCGTTGGGAAGAGATTGAAGAGATTGAAAACGCTGAAAAAAACAATGGATACGAAATCAAATTCTTCCAAAAAACAGTTCCTGTTGCTAATCCTGAAAAACTAAAGCAATTCAAAAAAATGAATTTAGTAACAGTTGATGGCAAAACAGCCATGGCTAAACAATCGTTTGGACGCAAGACGTTTGAACGCTATCTAGACCAGACTGGTGTTGCTGTTGATTTTCCAAAATTAAAGGCAGTAAATGCTGATACACCGCTCTTAAAAGAGTTAGACGGTCTAATTGAACGAGCACCACACGGCATGCTGATTGTTAGCAAATCTAAGCAGGTTGTTAACGTCATTCATGAACGCAATCCAAATACAGGAATTTGGACAGGAGATGTTAAAGAAGGCATTGATAACCAAACAGTCGTTGCTACAAGTCAAGTTTTGGGTGTTGGTGTTGATGGTCTTCAGTATCGTTTTCAAACAATTGTCGTTCTTGACCCAGTTGACAAAGATAGCGGTGAATATGACGACTATCGCCAGCTTTTATGGCGAGTAACAGGAAGTCGTCAGCAGCATGATGTCAACGTTATTGAATTTTATTACAAAGGAGAATAAATGTTTAAACTACCAGAAAACAAACCACAAGTACCGAGAGACACACCACGAAACTATTTCATCTATGGCGAAACAATGAGCGGAAAATCTTACTTAGCTAACGAATTTCCAAATCCGATTGTTTTGAACACGGACGGAAACGCCAGTGCTAACAGCGTGCCAGCTATCCAATTAATTAATGAAAAGGATAAAAGTGGCAACATTACAAAATCGGTTATTGATCAGCTAAGCGAAATTTTGCTAGCTTTGCAAACACAAGAACACACATACGAAACAGTCGTAGTTGATGTTATTGATGATGTCATTGACATGATTAAAATTGCAGTATGTGGGCAATTTGGCGTCAAATCATTGTCTGAAATCAGCTACGGTAAAGGCTATGACTACTTTAACCAAGCTTTGACAGAGCTTGTAATTGACTTAAAAGCATTACCAATGAACGTCATCTACATCAGTCGTCAGATTTCAGAATATGATGACAAAGGTAATGCTACAAAAGATAAACCAAGCTTAAAAGATAAATATGTCAATCTTATCAATGGTAATTCGGATTTGATGATTCACACCGAAAAAATTGGCAACAATTACAATCGTGAAGTCGACCGAAAACGCAAAACATATTATGCAGATCAAGTCGATGACAAAGCTATTTTAAAAATCTTGCAAACTATTCGTGGTGCTGTTGAACCAGCTAAAATGAAAATCCCACGCAAGCAAGAACCTAAAAAACAAACAACTACTAACAACGATTTATTTTAATTAAAAGGAGAATATACACATGAGTTTACTAGACATTGCAAAATCAATTAAAAAAGATGGATTCGACCCACGCAAAGACAGCGTTAATGGACAACCAGCTATCCCCGCAGGAACTTATCCAGTAGTTTTGCGAAAAGCTACTTTTAATGTGTCAGAGAGCGGCTGGGAAAGCCTTGGCTATCAATTCGAAGTTCGCGGCGGAGATTATGATGGACGTTCGGATTTCGTGACATTTGGAACACTGGACACATGGAAAACAAGAGATGGAAAAACAGTGGATTTAGGCTGGTCTGTTGAAAAAACTATTAAATTTTTCCAAAAAGCAATTGTTTTAGCTGGCGACCAAGTAATGAACAGCGATTTTGATGACGGTAAAGCTATGGAAGAAGCTCTTCAACGTAAAGCGGTTGGTTCTTATTTCAACCTTGTAATTGACGAAGGTGTTTCTAAAAAAGGCAAAGAATACCGCAACTACGACCTTGAAGAAGAACAATCTCAGCCAATGATGTCAGCTGATGAAATTGACGACGATGACCTTCCATTTTAAAAATCTGCATTAGACAGGAGATGTTAGCATGCCTTGCATGAAAGATTATGCTTTGAAATACAATAAGCTAGGCTTTTCAGTAATTCCAATCAATCCAAGAAATAAAATGCCGTTGATTGACTTCGCGAACAAAACGATGTCAGCTGATGAAATTGAGAATTTTTGGAATATCTATCCAAATGCTAACATCGCTGTTCGAACGACTAATTTCTTCGTCATCGACATTGACAAGCACGGACCAACCAACGGTTTTGAAAGTTTGAAAAAATGGGATGGTTTAAAGCTTATCGAGCCAACTTTACAAGCTAAGACTGCCAGTGGGGGAAAACATCTTTTCTATTTTAAAAGAGAAGATATTCAAATCAGTCAAATGATTGGTTTCCTTCCAGGCGTTGACATCAAAGCGCATCCAAACAATTATGTTTTGGTGGCGCCGTCAGCAACAGATAAAGGCCAATACGAGTGGGATTTAGAAAAATCTAAAGAAGGCTTGACAATGGTCACACCGTCAAAACAACTAATAGAAGCTATTAAAAAACAATATGCTTTAACGAACGGGCATAGCTACGATGGTAAAGACGGCTTGCGAGCTTTAAGAGCAAGAACGTATCAAAAAAGCAGAAGTCAGACAACTGAATTGTTCGAAACCATCGCGGTTGGTTTTGGTGATGAAGGTGAACGTAATGACAAGCTAGCCAGCTTCGTTGGTGGCTTGCTGTACAGGGCAGTTGATGACGAATTAGTCCTTCAGTTAGCGCAGATAGCAAACAATAACAGTGTCAGCCCACTTCCACAGCAGGAAGTGGAGCGAACTGTTGCAAGTATGATTAAAAAAGATAGAAGGTGATTGTAATTGGTGATGTAATTAGCATCGACAGAAATGCAGGTATGATTACCACAAAAGATGGCAATATTAAAGCTAACAGTCCAAATAACGTTTTAATGGCTTTTAAGTCTGATGATCAATTAAGCATTTATTTAAAACACAACGAATTCTCGCAAGAGCATGAATTAATCAAAGATATAAAAATCGGTAACACTCATTTTAAAAAAGGCGAGCTACCTTCTAATTTTGATTCAGTTGTTAAGGTTTATTTCGAAAGTGTGTTGAAAGTAGCTTTTTCAAATCAAGCGATGGTTGATGGTATGGAAACATTCTTCTCAGAAAGAACTTACAATCCAGTCGTTGAATATATGGAAGAAGCAGCCAAAGAATGGGACGGAAGGGAACGAATTAATCGCATGTTTCAAGTCTATTTAGGTGCTGACGACATTGAATTAATTTCAAAGATTGCTCAAATGTGGTTGATTGGAGCGGTCGCCAAAGTTTATGATCCATACGTTAAATTTGATTATGTTTTGGATTTAGTTGGTGGGCAAGGCGTTGGTAAAACGTCTTTACTTCAAAAATTGGGTGGCGCTTGGTATACAGACGCTGTTACAGATTTTGCAAACAAAGACAATTACGACATCATGCTTAAAAGTTTGATCGTCAATGATGATGAGATGGTGGCAAGCAATCGCATGTCATTTGCCGAAACCAAGGCTTTTATTTCAAAAACAAGTCTGCGTTTTAGAAAGCCTTACATGAAACGAACGGAAGAATTTGCAAAGAATTTCGTTTTGGCACGCACAACCAACCAAAAAGAATATCTGAAAGACAAAACAGGTGAACGTCGTTTCTTGCCAATTATGGTAAATGCTGAGAAACAAAAGAAACACCCAATGGAAATCAAACCAGAAACGATTAAACAGATCTGGGGCGAAGCAGTGACACTTTTTAAAAATGGTGCAAGTTTGATGTTCGATGAAGAGACAGAGAAAGAATTAAATGTTTATCGCGAACGATTCATGTACAGAGACGAAGTCGAACAACAAGTTCTCGAATACTTAGACATGCCAATTCCTAGCAATTGGGAACAGATGTCTGCTCAAAAGCAGCATCAATATACGCAAGCTTACTTCGACAACGATCCAGCCTTTGATGGTGGTGATTGCCAACTTACGAAAGTTTCAACGCGTGAAATGATGTACAACTTATTCATGAGAAATTCAAGCGACAGGAAACTTTCGACAAAAATAAATATGGTCATGGATAATCATCCTGACTGGGAGAAAAAGCAATTTAAAATTGCTGGTAAAAACACTAAAGGATTTAGGCGAAAAAATCAAAAATAGTTCGGTTACTTTTAGTGTTTTATCGGTTACTTACGGTTACCTTTTGGACGAAAAGTAACCGATGGCAACCGATAGTAACCGATAAAATTAAAGAACGGTTACCGCCTTAAACCCTTGATATTAATGAGTTTCTTATATATAAGGTAACCGATAACCTATATTTTATTAAAAAGTATTATAAAAATAGTAAATATATAAAGAAACGTTGATATAAAGGGATTCTTAAAAAAATAGGTGTAATAAATATATAAAAAAGTGTTTTTTATCGGTTACTCGGTTACCTTTACTATTTTTGAGGTAAAAATATGAGCAAAGGATCAAATAATTTAGCAGCAAAACATTGTGTGATTTGGTACGAACATCACGAGGAAACACCGCTTGATGTGTTGGCTAGTTTTGTTGATTGGACGAAAAGAAAACATTTAAGAAGTTACATTGAAATTGGCAAAATGTTGCATGTGACACCGAATGAAGCTAATCGTTTGTTGTGTCTTGCGACTTTGCCAGACGATGTGACAGTTAAACGCATGAAGGAGCTGATGTATGGCAAACAACGTTAAAGGTATTTACAAATTTTTGGACACGAAAACGGATGAAACGTTTGAAGGTACGTTTAATGAGTACGCTGAACATTTAGGTGTGGCATTGCCGACCGTTAAAGGTTATCTTCGAACAAGACGTGTGACGAAGGAACGAGTGGGTGAAATTAAAATCAAACCAAAGCCAATTATCAGACAGTATTTCAATTCAACGACTAAACAATCATTTGAAGGGACTAAGCAAGAAGCACTCAAATTTTTTGGATTGAAAGAATGGAAGTTTCTTAAAATGCAAAAAGAGGGCGAGATACTTAGCAAGCGAGTGGTTGATGAAAATGACTTTGAAAAAATAAAAAAGAAATCTGAGAAAAGCGAACGTGAAAAAATCAGACGCAAGCTATATAGAAAAGAATGCCTTTTAAAAGCTCTCTGTTGTTAGAAATTTGGAATGTAAGGAGATAAAACAAAATGAACAAACAAGAAACAGTCAAAGGTATAGAAGATGAAAAAATTCTTGGTTTTACTACTTATGAAGATGAAAGATATAATGAGGGACTAATTACTGCTCTAAGTTATGTTGAAGCAATTGATGAACCAGAAAAGCCAGTTTTGACTAAAGAAGAAGCTAAGTGGATAAAAAAATTAAAAGCACGTTACATAAGCAGAGAGAACCAATTGTATATCATTACACGTCAAGGTTGGGGAAATGACTTTTGCTTTAGTGACTATGGTGAACAGGTTAAACTACCATATGAATATGGTGAAGGGAAAGAAGACACTAGAAGTGTAAAACGCCGCTTAGTAGATGCTATTATTTACGGTTATGAAGTCGAGAAAGAGAAGCTGTATAGAGCGAGACACAAGCTGACAGGTGAGTACTTATCTCAAAATTATACTAAAACTGGTTACTATCATGGCTTAGACCACTTTCATATACTTAAACTTTCAAAAAAAGATTGGGAAGAGTTAGGTGTGTTGGATAATAAAATGTATGAAATTGAAGAGGTGGAAGAATGATTGGAATGGTATTATATTTTGAATTTGTAATTTTTATACTTCAAATAGCAATACTTATTGCAATAGTACGTATACAGACTGACAATATTTCAGGTTCACTTGAGCTAATTCAAGATAAATTAGATGAAATTTTAGAGGTAGAAATAGATGAAGAATAAAAAAATAGCAGTTTTAGTAGGAGCAGCACTAATGGCAGTTGGATTAACTACGTTGTCAGGTTGCTCTACAGAATCTGATAAAGTTTCTTACAACATTAGTAAGGAAGCGGATAATTTTAATGTTCGCAGACGTGTGGCGGTTATCAACACCCGTACAGACAAGATTGAATTTAAGGTCGAAGGTCTTATCTCGGTTAACACGTCAAACAGCAAGAAATTGGTCGTTATTGCTGAAGTATCAAAAGGAAAATACAGGAAGCATTTAATTAATATGACCAAAAATAACATGTATGTTGTTGAGGACTTGACGGATGGGACTAACGTCAATAAATACAAGTACGAAGTTGAGTACATGCCTGAAAGCATTCTTCCTGTAACGATTACAGATAACGAGTGAGGTGGAAGGATGATACCTTGTTACAAAATGTGCTGGGAACATACTAAAATTTCGCGAGTAGCTGAGATTCAGCAAAAGCAGTAGTCACAATGGCTGTAAGACGGTTCGAGTCCGTCTGTGACTATACACCAAAAAATAAAAATAGAAAAGAGGAATCCTGATAATATATTTTCTTTAAAATCTAAAGCAGCTATCGCTAGCTGTTATTCTGCAAGGCGCCTTTGATGAGGTCTCGCAGTTCGTGCGCCTGACTGCAAAGAAAAAAGCCTGCTTACGCAAGCTCCTCTTGGATATGAAAACGTTAATATTATTATATCACATTCAAGGGGTGGCAAGATGAAAACATACGAGCGATTGCGTAGAATCAAATCACTTGACAAGTATATTGAAAGTCAAACTAATCAATTAGAAAAACTAAAATCCCAAGCTCTTAAAATCAATGCTAGTCGGCCGCAAGTTGACCGTGTGCAAGGCGGAACGAATAGAAAGAGAGATGACTTGTATATCGAATTGATGACTACCCAAGAAGAAATCGAAGAGTATACAGCTAAAGCAATAAGAGAGAAACGAGAATTTAGGAAACAGATCGCAGAGATTGAAGATAGCAATGCTAGAACTCTCTTGCAAATGGTTTATATTGAGCAGTTGCCTATTGATGATATTTGTGAGCATTATGATGGAATCACACGCAAAACATATTATGTTTGGTTACGCAAGGCAGAGAAGCTTTTAGAGGATTGATTATATCAGTCCTCTTTTTTATTATGGGGTGTTTTGAAAACACGTCATCCTCACACCACCCTAAAAAAGAGGATAGGGTGACAAAAGGTTACAAAAGGTAACAAAATGTTACTGTATGTTATAAAGTGTAATTAAATGTGAGTGATTGTGAGTGCAAGTTACTATCAAAGTGCTATTATAGTAGTATCGAATGATAAGGATAAGGCAGTAGCAATAGCTATTGTCTTTTGTTGTGTAAGAAAGGGGTGATAAGGTTGCCGATGGTACGGAGGTGTAAATATGCAGGCTGTCATACATTAGTAGAAAGGCCAGCATATTATTGTGATAAGCACAAGCAATATGAAGCTGAATATGCTAAACAGCGTGAGACCTACAGTCGAACGTATTACAATAAGCGAGTTCGCAACAGAGATGAAGCGAATAGAGAACGTAATAAGTTTTATCATTCGCCAACTTGGACATCACTTCGCAAGCAAGCTCTAGAACGTGATAAGTATATGTGTCAATACTGTTTAGCTTTAGGTGTTAAACGACCTAATGCCAAGGTTGGCGACCACATCACGCCAGCTGAAATAGCTCCAGAAATACGCACAGAATTGTCAAACATAGCAACAGCTTGCAGAGATTGCGATAATGTCAAACGTAAGCTAGAGCAAGAAATTTATGGGACAGGACAAGGAAACACGCATAGAAACACGAAATTAAGGCTTTCAGTGAGCCAATGGGCTAAAATGATTGCCCGTAAAAAACAAGAGACCCGAGAAGGCACTTAAAAAGCCCTGTATCGAGTTTTAACAATCGGGAATATAATTATATTCAAACACATTTTAAATTGACCCCCGCCCCCTATTTTGAGGCAAGGAGAGCCACCACAAGGTGTTCGCTTACACCGAGCACCAATTTTTCAGATTTTTAAGGGGTGTCATGAAAGGCTTTGGAAAGGAGAAACAATGAGTGGTTAAGAATCCGTACTATCAGCAAAATAAAGGACGTTTACCCAGCGACCCACCAAACTATTTAGGGACGGTAGCGAGAGAGATTTGGCGCAAAATCGTTCCGTTTTTAGAAAGCACTCAAAAAGTAGAACGCATTGATACGTTTCTAGTTGAAACTTATTGTACGAACTATGAAATTTACAAAATAGCATACGAGGACATTAAACAAAATGGTATTCAACAAGAAATTAGAAAACCTGTTCAAGCCCAAGGCTCGGGCGAAATTCTCGGTGAACAATCACTTGGCTTTAAAAAGAACCCAGCAGTTGCTACTATGAAGGATGCTGTTGACACCTTAAACAAAATAGGCGTACAGCTTGGTTTGACACCAAAAGGACGTCAAGAATTACTTGAAATTGCAGGTGAGCAGTCAGATGAAGGCTCAATCAAAGATAAAATGAAAGAATTTTTTAAATAGAAAGAGGTGAGGGAACATAGTTGAGATTGATTTAACGAAAACAAAAGATGTAATCGGTGCTTATCAAAGTATCGATTTTTCTTTTATTCGCAGAAAATATACAGACGCAGGAACACAATATTGTTTTGATGTGTTGGACGGAAAGATAGTAGCTGGTTACAATATTAAATTAGCTTGTTTCCGTCATCTTCGAGACCTTCAAAGACAAGGTCAAGAGGATTTTCCTTACACGTATTCAGTAGACGCATTTAACCGTTTTTTGAAGTTCTTGTCATTAGTGCCAAATGTTGACGACCTGAGCAAGAAGCTAGAGCCGATGGACTGGCAGTTATTTATCTTCAGTCAAATCTTCGCATGGTTTGATTTAGATGGTTTGCCACGCTACGTCAACATCATCTTATCGATGGCTCGTGCGCAAGGTAAGACCATGATAGCTGGTATCAGTCTTAATTATTCGTTCTTAATTGAAACAATCGGACTTAGTAACCAAGACTTTTTGGTTAGTTCGTTAAACTTCGAACAAACGATGAAACTCTACACATATGTTAAAAGCATGATGTCAAGAATCATCGAGAATGAACCGTTCAAATCGTTAGCAGTCGAAACTGGTTTGCAATTGTATACACGAGAAATTAAAGCAACGGTTGATAGCAACAGCATTCAAACCATTTCTTTTGAATCTGGTAAATTTGACTCAAAACACTTTAAATTGGCAGTAGCCGATGAGGTCGGAGAGCTTAAAACGGATGAAGGTATTTCAAAGATCACATCTGGTCAGGTCAACACGGAAGGCTCTCGCTTTATTGAAATTTCAACGTCTTACCAAACACCAGATGTTCCGTTTCATCAAGAACAGAAAAAGCTTATTGAAATCATGGAACGTGATTTTGATAGGTCTGGAGATGACCAGCTTTGCTTGATTTGGTCGCAAGACAATCTGGAAGAAACGTTTCAACCAGAAACGTGGGCTAAAAGCAATCCGTTGTTGAATCACCCAGAATTAAAAGACAACCTTATGAAAGGCTTGCTTTCTGAACGTGATAAGAAAATGTTGATGGGCAAGCTTGCTGATTTCCAAGTTAAAAACATGAATTGTTGGTTACTTGCTGACAGCAATAGCTTTCTTGATTTAAAAGACATCGAAAATGCGGTTATTCCCGAGTTTGATATACGAGGTAAACGCGTTTATGTAGGTCTTGATGCGTCAATGTTTAGCGATAATACGGCAATCGGCTTTGTTTATCCGTATTTGGGTGAAGACGGCAGTCAGAAGTGGCACGTTGAGCAGCATAGTTTCATCCCGTGGCAACAGGCAGGTTCACTCGAGGCTAAAATGGAGCAGGACGGCGTCAATTATCGTGAACTTGAGCGAAAAGGCTACTGCACTATAACGAGCCATCCGCAAGGGCTTATTAATCCAGAGGAAGTTTACCGCTGGTTTATTGATTATGTTGAAGACAACGCATTAGACGTTGTCTTTTTTGGTTATGACGCGATGGGCGTGTCTAAGATTATTAAAGCGCTAGAGGCTAACACAAGTTTTCCTTTAATGCCAATCAGACAGCGCACAAGCGAGCTAAAAGACCCGACTAAGTTCTTACAGACGCTATTTATCGAAGGCAACATCACACGTATTGATGATGAAATCATGCGTAAAGCCTTGATAAATGCGGTTATCAAAGAGGATAACATTGGTATTCAAGTAGATAAGATGAAATCTACATACAAGATTGACGTGGTCGACGCACTTATTGACGGCTTTTATGACGGAATGTACGCGTTTGAAGATTATGCAATCACAAACAATCCTACGTGGAAAGTAGAACACATGTCGCAAGAAGCGGTTTTGAATTGGTTAAAAAACCCTGAAAGCGGCATGTTAGATGATTATTAGAGGTACAAAACAAATGATTTTAAAGCTTTTTAAAGCGATTTGGGCTGCTTTTGACGTGATTATGTTCGTTCTAGCAGCGATTTCAGCTAATTTAACGACTTATTACCAACAGCACGTCGCTTTTGGTATTAGTATGACAATCACATTCTTTTTAGCTGGTTTAATCAGCGAATTAATTTCTGGAAAAGGAGAAAAATGATGGTATCAGCAATTTTAAATGCAGCAATGGGAATGATGGGCATTTTTGCTTTCTTGCTATTCTTGCTTTTGGCATGTGCGGCATTGCTACCAATTTTAGGTATTGTTTATTGTGCAATCACAGAATTATGGTCTTTGATTAAAGAATTCTTCGACTAAAACCAGCGTTTAGAAAGGGGGTGAAACTATTTGCCAATTTTTAAATTCATAAATCAAGCAACGGAAAGTCCACCAGCCACTAAAAGTGGTGGCATTTTTAGCACGGAAGATTACGACTTTCTAAAAGCTAATCTAACAGGTAATGAATGGGTGTCAGCGACTAGCGCTTTGCGTAATTCAGATTTATTTGCAGTCATCAATCAATTATCAAGCGATTTAGCAACGGTTAAGTTAACGGCTGCTAAGAAGCAAATGCAAGGTATTATTGACAACCCAACAACTAGCGCTAACAGTTATGGTTTTTATCAATCAATCTTCGCGCAATTGCTTTTAGGCGGTGAAGCGTTCGCATATCGCTGGCGAAATGCAAACGCTAAGGACGTGAAGTGGGAATATCTTCGACCTTCGCAAGTGACATTCAGTAGTTTAGATTATGAAAACGGTCTTTACTACAATATTTCATTCGACGACCCAACAATTGGAACTAAAATGTACGTTCCGCAAAAAGATGTTTTGCATTTCCGTTTACTTTCCGTCGATGGCGGTAAGACGAGCGTCAGCCCTCTCATGGCTCTAACCCGTGAAATGAACATTCAGAGAGCAAGTAGTAATTTAACTATTAACTCTTTGAACAATGCGCTTAACGCCAATGGTATTTTGAAAATCAAGAACGGTGGTTTACTGGATTTTAAAACCAAACAAGCACGTTCACGTCAAGCCGTGAAGCAAATGCAAGGTGGACCATTGGTGCTAGATGATTTGGAAGATTTTACGCCATTAGAAATCAAATCGAATATTGCACAATTGCTCAGTCAGACTGACTGGACTAGCAAGCAGTTTGCTAAAGTTTATGGAATTCCAGACAACTATGTTGGTGGACAAGGTGACCAACAATCATCACTTGAAATGACATCGAGCGCTTATGCTAAGGCTGTAGCTCGCTATATGCGACCATTCCTAAGCGAACTTAAAAATAAGCTTTCAAGCGATATTGACGCTGATTTCTTCCCAGCTGTTGACCCAATGGGGGCAATCTACATCAAGCGCGTAACAGAGCTTATTGCTAGCGGTGCCATTACACAAAATCAAGGCTTGTACATGTTGCAACAAGCGGAAGTTATACCACAAAACTTACCAGAACCGAATCAACAAAAAACTGCAGACGAAGCATTGAAAGGAGGTGAGGAGAATGGGAAAAATTGATATCAAAGGCGACATCGTAGATAACGAATATGGCGCTTTTTTTGATTTTTGGGGAATCGATAGTGTTTACCCTAAAAAAATTCAACAAGCTCTAGAAGCTGATACTGACGAAGAGGTCACTTTGAATGTGGCTTCGAATGGTGGCAATGTATTTGCCGCAAGCGAAATTTACACGATGTTAAAAGCAAGCGGAAAACGTGTTGTCGTTAACATTCAAGGGTTAGCAGCGTCCGCAGCGTCTATCATCTCGATGGCAGGTGACACTGTTCGTATTAGTCCGACAGCTCAAATCATGATTCACAAAGCCTCAAACGAAGTACACGGCAACGCGGACAGCATGCGTAAGAGCGCCGATATTTTAGATGGCATTGATACGTCGATTATTAATGCTTACATCTTAAAAACTGGCATGAAAGAATCTGATTTACTTCATCTTATGTCTAACGAAACATGGATGAACGCTCAAACAGCAGTGGATAAAGGTTTTGCTGATGAAATTATGTTCGTTGATGAAAACAAACCACTTATCACTAATTCTTTGCATTCGTTGCCAAGCCGTGAAGCACTTAACAAATTCTTTAACATGCAATTTAAAGAACAAACTGAAAAACAACCAAGCCAGCCTGTTAACTCTGTACGAGAGCGCAAACTGGCTATTTTACTAGGTCAATAAGAAAGGAAAATTTAATGGATATTAACACACTTAACAATCTTTGGATTGAAGCAGGTCATCAAGTAGAGGACCTTAACGAAAAAATGAATGTTGCGTTGCAGGATAACAACTTTTCAGAAGAAGAGTTCAAAAACCTTAAGGAAGAACGTGACACAGCTAAAGTGCGCCGCGATGAATTGAAAAATCAATTGGAAGAAGCACGAGCAAACGCACGAGTTCAAGACGTTTTGAAAATGGATGATAAAGACGTGAAATTGACACCAAAAGAAAAAGTAGTTAAAGACGCTTTCGTCCAAAACTTTAAAGCGCTGGTAACTGGTCATTTCAGCAACTCTTCTTCACCAGCAACAACTGGTCTAATGTCGTCAAGCCGTGAAGACGATACAGCAGGTAACGGTGGTTTGACTATTCCAAAAGACGTCCGCACAGCGATTATTCAATTGACACGTCAATATGATAATTTACAAGAATTAGTAACAGTCGAAGCCACAGAAGTTCCAGAAGGTTCGCGTAATATTGAAACGTTCAGCACTATTACACCACTTCAAAAAGTGGATGATGAAGATACAGACATCCAAGACTTCGAAAGTCCAAAAGCTAAACTTATCAAATATGCAATTAGCGAATTTGCGGGCGTCATCACAGTTACTAACTCTTTGCTTAAAGATAGTGCTGAAAACATTTTGGCATGGCTTGAAGATTACGTGGCTAAAAAAGTGGTCGTTACTCGTAACGCAGCAGTAATCGACATTTTAGGTAAAGCCCCTAAAAAAGCCACTCTTACAACTTGGGACGACATCAAAGACTTGTACTATGATATTGACCCAGCGCTTCGTTCAAACGGTATTTGGGTAACTAATACAGCTGGTATCAAAGCACTTGCCAAAGTCAAAAACAACGACGGTGACCCTGTACTTCAACACGACCCTACACAAGAAGACGTCTACCTAATCGAAGGTAAACGAATTCGTGAAGTAGCTGACCGCTGGTTACCAGACACAGCTAAAGACACACACCCACTTTACTTTGGTGATTACAAAGCCTATGCGACATTGTTTGACCGTGAACACATGGAACTTGCTTATTCTGATTCAGCAGGTAACGCATTCTATCGTAATCAACGTAAATTGCGTGTGATTGACCGCTTCGATATTCAAGTTGTGGATGAAGAAGCAATCGCTGTTGGTTCATTTTCTAAAATCGCTGACTTAGTGCCAACTGCTAAACAAGCTAGCGCAACTACAGAAGGTTAAGGAGGTAAGCAATGAGCGTCACTAAAGAACAAATTATGCTGACTTTAAACCTAGATGAGACTGATGATGTCAGCCTTATCCCAGCATATATCAAAACAGCCGAAATCTATATCAAAAACGCTGTCGGTGACGCTGACGGCTTTTTTGAAACAGAAAACGTCAAAGATTTATACGATACAGCGGTAATAGCGCTAGCAAGTGCATATTACACGTATCGTGTGGCTTTGGCAGATACTATGGCTTATCCTATTGATTTAACTTTGAACAGCATTATAGGGCAGTTACGTGGCTTATACGCTGTCTATTGTGAGGAGACATTAAATGGCTAAGAAATATCCACCAACTGACTTTAGACGTACAGCTGAATTCGGAACGTATGAATCAACGCCAAACCCTTACACAGGCGTGAGCGTTCCTAAATTTGTGGAAAAGCTTAAATTACACTACAAGCCAAATACACGTACGTTAAACCAAGAATATTTAGCTGTACAAGCTGGTTTTAGTGAAACTAGGATAATTATCATAAGACATAATGCGAAGGTCACAGAAGGCATGCAAGCCCGTTTAGATGGGGAGCTTTACGACATTATCAAATCAAGTCCAGATGATAATTTTGGATTTTCAAATTATGATTTCTTGACACTCAAGAAGTCTAAAAAGGTAGGTAGTAAATAATGGCGGGATTAGACGAAGCTTTGGAATCATGGCTTAAAACAGTTCAAAATATAGGAGAGTTGACGCTTGCGGAACAATCGAAAATAACAGAGGCAGGGGCAGAAGCTTTCAAGGACGAGCTGGCAAAAGCAACGAAAGCTAAACACTATTCTGACCATAAGGACCCCACATACGGACACATGGCTGATAGCTTAACGGTTCAAACCTCTGGCGTTGACGGCAAGAAGAACGGTAAGTCAACTGTAGGTTGGGAAAACCGTTATCACGCACAGAATGCTAGACGTTTAAATGATGGAACGAAGATGTATCAAGCGGACCACTTTGTGACGAACGTTCAGAACAGTAGCGAAGTAAGAGAAAAAGTGCTACTAGCCGAAAGAGAAAAATACGAAGAAATCATGAGAAAGAAAGGAGCTAAATAATGTTAGCAACACTTGAATTAAAAGGATTGCTGGACGACAAAGAATTTAGTGAAATAAGTGAAGTTTATGTAAACAACTTGCCGAAAGAAATTCAAGAAAATACTGATAAGACCATAGTGTTGCTAAGAGAATCTGGCACTTTTCTTGAAATGTTTGGAAACGGTAGCTTTTTCGGTAAAACGAATCAAATCGAAGTCCAGATTTTCTATAAGCTAGACATTGATTTTGATTTAGATGAATTTGAAACAGAACTGATGAAGTTCCTTGCTTCAAAGCATTACACGGTTACAACTGTTAGAGAGCACACACTAGACCCCGACACATTGCAGATGACGGCGGTCTTTTATGTTGCTCATAAAAAGATTTTAAATTAAAGGAGAAACAAAAAATATGGCAATTGTCGGTTTAAAAATGGTTAAACTAGCATTGGTTGACCCAACAACACAGTTACTACTCAAAGGTGAAGAAGGACTTTCGGAAACAGGTATTATGGAAGTCGATGAAAGTATGCTAGGTACTAAAACAGCAAACATCACAAACATTGAAGGTTCACTTACTAAATATCCCGGAAACAACGCAGTTCAAGATGTTTCTGTTGGACCGGGTTCACCTCAAGTTGCTTTTGATTTTAATAATCTACCATTTGAAAAAAAACAATTAATGCTAGGTTTTAAAGCAGATGGCAAAGGTGGTTTTGTGAAAATGGCTAAGAAGCCACACGTTGCAGTTTTGATTGAATCTGAAACACTTGATCGCGCTAATTCGGTGTATTTTGGCTTTGGTAATGGCGTAATGCAAGAACCATCTCAAAACGTGGGCACTGATACAGATACAGCTGAAACACGTCAAAGCGACAATATGACTTACAGCGCACTGGCTACTAAAGCGTTTGGTAATGAACCATATAAACCTTATTATTCTGGAGCTAAAGGCTTCGACGAAGCTAACATGCTTAAAGAAGTATTTGGTGGATACGTACAAGCCACTACCCAAACGGGTGAATAATTTTTAAAGGTTGCATTTAAAATGCGACCTTTTTGTTTTTTAGTTAAGGAGAAAGAAGACAATGGAAATTAAAACAATCACTATCCCAGAATTGAGCAAGAAAGCCTTTAAAGTGCTTACAAGCAATCGAAACATGAAGCGAGTTGCGGAATATCAATTGTCAGTTTTAAAGATTAGTGAATCAATCGAAGAAAAAGGTGCTCTTGAACAGGCAGAAGCACAAATTAAAACAGTAGACGCGATGTTGAGTTTCATCCGTGCCATTCTCGACCTTGATGACGAGAATTATGATAGATTGATGGATCTTGATTATAATGAGACTCAAAAAATTTCCGAAAAACTTGTCGGTTACATGTATGGCTTGTCTGACGAAGATTTAGAAGAAGCAGCAAGTGCGGGTGCAAGCGACCCAAAAGAAGCATAGGCGAACAAATCTTTGAGCTAGAAAACAGAATTGAAGATTTTAAACTTATCGCTAAACAAGCTTTAATTAACTTTGGCTGGACCATTGAAGAATATAACAACGCTGATTATTACGACTTCATGGAAATCTTAAGCGCCAAAGAAAAAGAAGATAGGGTTGTTGACCCATTGTCTCTTCTTTAATTTTTGCGGAAAGGAGGAAAGACAGAATGGCAAAAGTACAAGCTACCATGTCAACGGAAATTGCTTTGGATACTTTGCAAGCTGCTAACTCAATCAAACGAATTACACAGCTTGTTAACAGCTCTACAAGTGCTTGGAAAGCCCAAGAAAGCCAGCTACGCGCAACCGGCGATTATTTAGGCGCGGCTCAAGCTAAGTATGATGGACTCGGAAATTCTATTCAACAACAAAAATCTAAGATTGAACAGTTGAAGAAAGAACAGTCTGAACTGAAAGGAAATACATCAGAAACCGCTGAACAATATCTTAAATACCAACAACAAATCGACCAAGCAACATCCAAGTTATCATCTATGGAAGCGCAACAACAGAAAGCGAAGCAAAGTCTCGATTATCATAAATCTGGTTTAGCGGACTTGCAAAAAGAATACAGACAACAAAACGAGTTGTCAGAAACTCATATCAAGCGCCTACAAGCAGAGGGAAAAGAAGATGAAGCCAATCAAGAAAAGCTGAAACTTTTAAAAAGTTCAGTAGCTAATCTAAACAAGCAATATGAAGCACAAGAAAACATGCTGAAAAAAGTTGCTGAAAAATCTGGTAAAACTAGTGATGAGTACAAACTTCAAAAGAAACGTTTGGATGAAACTGCTATCAGCATTGCAAAATCAAAGAATGAGATAAAAGAGTTTAATTCAGCTTCTGATAAGATTAAGCCAAGTATTTGGTCTAAATTGTGGGAAAAAATTTCAAAAACAAATCAAGAATTAGACCAGACACACAAAGTTACGTCGCGTTTGAAGGATTTTATTTCCGGGGATTTGATTGCAAGTGGTATTCAAAATATAGCCAATTCAGCGTGGAATTGGGCAAAGGGTGGCTATGCGGCGGCAGAAGCGGCGGTACAAGCTGGTGAGAAATGGAAAGCTTTAGGCTTTGATGACGCAGGCATACAGCGTGTTAACACCTTGACGAAAGAAATTAAATACAATAGTTCTCTTGCTGGTGCTAGCATTACAGCAATGATTCAGAAGTTCTATGGCATGACTGGGTCATTAGATACTACCGAACGGCTTACGAAAGGTATCGCAGCCTTATCCGACCAATTGAAGTTAAGTTCAGAGCAATCAGACGGCTTTGTGGCGACTTTGAGTAAGATTGAAGCTACTGGGAAACTCGCTTCTGGAACGTTAAATAAATTGGAAAAGGCGGCGCCTGGTGTATCTGTTGCGTTGGCTAACGCAATGGGAATGACACAAGAACAGTTTAATAAAGCTGTTGCAGACGGCAAAGTGACATCTGACAAGCTCAACGAGGTTTTGGGTAATATGTCAGATAACTTTGAAGCTTACGGTCAAGCCTATCAAAAGACCGCCGAAGGTTCTAGGAAGAATTTAACGCAAATTTTTGATGATACACGCAAATCTTTGATGAAACCGCTAGTGCAAGTGTCATCAACAGGGCTTAGTGAATTAGCCGAATTGTTACAAAGTGACAATATTCAAGGATTGGTAACTAAAGCTGGTGAACAGATTGGTAATCTTGCAAATAAAACAGTTGATTTTTTAAAATATATCACCGACCACAAAGAAGATATAGGAAGTATTATTGACAACCTTATCACTATCGGAAAAATCTTTGGTATGGCTGTTTGGGATACCGCCAAAAGCGTAATAACAGCAATTTCCGACAGAATTAACGACATGAGCGGTAATCTTAAAAAAACAAAAGACCCGTTGAAGTCATTGTCAAGCTCTTTAGAAACCATTGCTAATCACAAAGAAGCTATCGAAAAAGCAGGAACAATTTTCTTTTGGTATTTTGCTTCAACTCGTGCAGCTAAAGGAGTTCTAGGAGTTGTTAAAAATATCAGAATGGTCATTACAACGCTTAAAGGGCTTGCAACCGTCGCAATGATGAATCCTTTTGCGACTTTAGCCGTTGCCATTGTCGGAATAACAGTTGCTTTTGTCGAATTGTACAAACACAACAAGAAATTCCGTGATTTCTGTGACGGAATCGCTAAATCTGTTAAAGACGGTATAGGCAGTGCTATTAAATGGGTGAAAGATAAGTTTGACAGCATGTCTAAAGGTTGGAAGAACTTCAAGAAGTCAATTTCAGACGGAACAGACAAGATTGTTTCAAGTGTTAAAAGTGGCGCTAAGAAAGTTGGCGATTTTTTCAAAAGCGTCGGTAAAACCATTAAAAACGTCGTTACCACTATCGGTAAAATCCTAATCTTTACGAACCCTGTAGTCCTTGGCTTTGCCTTAATGTACAAAGAAAGCGCCAAATTTCGCAAATTTGTTAAAGGCATTGTTAATATCGCCGGCGATTTGAAGAAAGGCCTTGCTAAAAAAACGGACGAAATCAAAAAAGGCTGGGACAAGCATTGGACGAACTTCAAAAATTCAGCTTCGAAAACTTGGAATAAAATCAACAAAGATACTGAAGATAAAATGGCTAAACAAGCCAAAGAAATCAAAGATAAGCACGATGAAATCCATAATCGATGGTCTAAAACGTGGACAAAATCAAAAGATTTCTTGTCTGATCGTTGGGATGACATGAATGCCGATGCCAAAAAGAAATTTGGCAAGGATTTGAAAGGCTTACTCTTTGATAATCTGGATAAAATTGGAAACAAATTCCAAGAAATCTGGAACGGTATCAAAGATGGCTTCTCTAAAATGTGGGACGGCTTGAAACAATTGGCTGGCGACGGTATTAATGCAGTTATCAAATTGCCGAATGATGGTATTGACGGTATTAATAGCTTGATTCACGATTTTGGTGGTCCTAAAGAATCTATTAAGAAAATTCCTAAAGTTAAATTTGCCAATGGTACTGGTTTCTTCAATGGTTACCGAAACGCAATCACAAGACCAACATTAGCTACACTTAACGATGGAAACGATAGTCCAGAAACCAACAACCAAGAGATGGTTATTTTGCCAAATGGTAAGGCAGTCTTGCCACAAGGCAGAAATGCTCAAATGTTGTTGCCAGCAGGTTCAGAGGTGCTAAATGCTAGCGAATTGGCTATGCTTGCAGGTTTAAATAACCGCCAAGCGTTCGCTAAAGGTACAGGTTTCTGGTCTAAAATCTGGAACACAGCCACAAGCGTGGCAGGTTCGGCATGGAACGGCTTAAAAGATGGCATTGATAAGTTTACTAAAATGCTAAGCTTTATCACCGACGCCGTTTCTCACCCAGCCGAAACACTCGCTAAGAAGTTTAGTCCGAATTCAAATAATTTGGACGGCGTGTTTAAAAATTTAGGTAATGCGCTGTACAAGAAACCAATCGAGAATGCTAAGAGCTGGTGGAAAGAGCTTTGGAGCATGGCAAATGAAAAAGCTTCACCAGAAATTCAATCGGGAATGATTGGCGACGACTACCAATTTAAGAATAGAGGCGCTGATAGTGGTGCCGACCCTTGGGGCTATTTCTTCAAAGAGTGTGTGTCATTCGTTGCTTCACGTTTGAGCAATCAAGGCGTTAACGCTAGTCTATTCAGCCACCTTGGCAATGGTAATCAGTGGCTTAATGCGCCTGTTCCACACAGTAGCACACCACGACCAGGCATGGTTGCGGTTTATGCGAAGAATGGTCAAAACCACGTCTCAACTGTTTCTGGCGTTTCTGGAAATACGTTCAGCGGTGAGGAATACAACTACGCAGGTAGTCACGCTTATCATCCATTTTCTGGGCGTCCGATTTCAATGGTTGATACCTTTCTTGATTTTGGTGTACACGTTGCAGACAAAGCGAAGGAAGAAAATTCGCCACTTCGAAAACTTATCAAGAGTCAAGTTGGTGGCATGTTTGATTGGATTGCTAAAATGCTAGCGCCATTAAACATGGAAAGCAGTTTGGATAATCCACAAGGCGGTTCAGTCGAACGTTGGCGTGAATACGTCGTAAAAGCACTGAAAGCTAATGGCTTACCAGCGACAGCACACCAAGTCAATAGCTGGATGCGCTTGATTCAACGCGAGTCAAACGGTGACCCTCACGCCATCAATTTGTGGGATAGCAACGCAAGAGCGGGACATCCGTCTAAAGGTCTTGCGCAAACTATTGATAGTACGTTTAACGCGTACAAGTTTGCAGGTCACAATGACATTTATAACGGATACGATAATTTGCTTGCTGCAATCAACTACATGAAGCATCGCTACGGAACGTCTGACGCAGCTTTTACACGAGTTGCAAGCTATGGCTATGCAAACGGTGGGCTAGTGTCACAAAACGGTGTATACGAGCTCGCAGAGGGCAATATGCCTGAGTATGTCATACCGACAGACATTGCTAAACGTGGTAGGGCTTGGCAATTGCTAAGCGAAGCAGTGGCTAGATTTGCTGGTGAAGCGCCAGCAGAGCGCCAAACAGGCACAAGCGAATCATCTCTTGCTAAACTAGAGGCTAAGTTTGATACAGTTATCAGCTTGCTTACTCAACTTGTGGCGAACGGTGCTAATCCTGTTGAAATTCGAAACATCATTGATGGTCAAAGTATTTCGAACGGTCTAGCGCCTTATATGCACACAGCTACTAATAATTACGAGCGCAGACAAGCGCTTTTAGGAGGTGAAATCATTTGACAGGTATTTCTATCAAGTATAACGACGTAGACTGGCTAGAGGCTTTAAATGAGTTAGATGGTCAAGCCGTTACGGTTGACGTTAACCGCAATGTTGCAGCTAACTTTAACAATACCTATCTCGACCAAGGCAATCACCGCTATGGTCAACAATTTTTATACAACACGCTTTCAGTCAAGCAGATTTCAATCTCTCTCAAGCTGACTGGAAGCAACGCATATTTCAACGAAGTCGCCAATAAAATTGGTGGCTTTTTGAATGTGTTTGAACCTAAACGTCTGATTTTTGGAGATGAACCAGACAAAATCTGGGAAGCTATTCCAAGTGGTCAACCGACATTAACAACCGATAACAGCACGTCACCACCGACGGCTACACTATCAATCACGTTTGATATTCCAAAATCGTATGCTGAAAGCCAAACACAGTGCTTAGTTGACAATACGAACAATAGTCGCTACGGTTCGATTACAAAAATTAGTAATGATCACTATAAAGTTAAATTAAACAATTTTGGCTCAGCTACTGCTTATCCAAAATTTAGGATTAAGCACAATTCGGAAAACGGTTGGGTCAGTATTATCAAAAGTGCTACGGAAGCCTATGAAATCGGCAATCCAGAAGAAGCAGATGGTAAGAATATCAAGAAATCTGAAATCTTGTTCGATTACGTTTCAAACAATCGAATTACACAAGGTTTTGAAGACGGTCAGAGAAATGTGGCTATCTTGAACGATACAAGCCAAGATATCAACGGGACATTGTTTCTTGACGGCGCTTGGGGACGTCCTCACATCGCTTTGGCTGATAGAGGAACTGGAACCAAAGGCAACAGAGGCGGTTCGATTACTTGGGAAATTCCAGCAGATAGCAATGGTGAGAAAGGCTCGCTAAACGAGTATTTTTGGTGGCGTCAAATCTTTTGGCTTGGCTCAGCTAACCAATACGGTTTCATGAAAATTTGTGTTTCAGACACAGAAGGTAAATTCTTGTACGGAGTCGAAACATTCAAACGTGCAGGCGGTCTCGGTTGCGAATACAATTTTATGGTTTCGGATGGCAAAGGTGGGTACCGCATGCCGTTGCGTTGGACGTTCACAGGGACGCATTTGGATAGTCAAAATCCATTTAATGCAGAGCGAGGCTGGTCAGACTTGCAACGCAGAGACGATGAAATCCAAGTGTTTTGGTGGGGGTCTTATCCACGAGTAAAAGTGCCAGAAATTAAAGGACGTAAATCTGCTAAGATTCACGTCTTTTTTGGTGATATGGGCACAAGTCCACAAGTCACACATATGTATTTAGATAGCATTGTTTATCGTAAAGATTACATTGACGGGTGGGAAGACATTCCAAATCGTTACCGCATGGGTTCGGTGTTAGAGGTAGACATGGCAAAAGGCAAAACCTATCTTGACAATCTACCAACAATGGACGGCTTGGCTTATTTGGCTGAGCCGTTTGGTATTGAAACAGGTGAGACCGAAATCGATATTTACTTTTCGAGCTGGATTGAAAAAGAACCAGATATTGAGGTGACGTGGTACGAAAGGAGTGTTTAGATGCAAATTTGGATTCACGATAATCAAATGCGCAAAATCATTGCTTTAAACAATGATATTCCAGACATGCTCCACTATACGAACAGTACATGGCATCCGTATCTTGAACAAGCCACAAGTACGTTTGATTTTGCGATTCCGAAGTTTTCAAACGGCAAACTACATGAGGACATCAAACTTATCAATGACGAATGCTTTGTGTCGTTTTACGCCAACGGTTCTCATCAAGTGTTTTACATCGCCACGCTGCAAGAAGATGACTTTAATATTCAGCTTACGTGCAACAACACTAACCTCGAATATGCACTTGAATACGCTAATCCATTTAGCGCTGGTGGTGCTCAAACGATTGAATGGTATTTAAATCACATGGATTTGCTATCATTCGCAGCGGTTGAGCTTGGTTACAACGAAATATCGGACCGCAAGCGTACATTGACTTTTGATTCGCAAGAAACCAAAATGGCGCGTTTACAGTCGCTGATGTCGAATTTTGACGCTGAATTTGAATTTAAAACAGAACTCAATCGTGACGGTACGTATAAGCGTATCGTCATCAATGTTTATCAAAAGGCGGATGAAACGCATCACGGCATTGGCAAGATTCGAAACGACGTCATTCTTTATTACGACAACGATCTAAAAGGTGTGCAAGTCAACAGCGATAAAACACAGATGTTTAATGCAGGTGTGTTCACTGGTAAAGATGGTTTGAGCTTAAATGATGTCGAAATTTCCGAAAAAAACGCAGATGGCATCGAAGAATTTTACAGTCGCAAAGGAAACCCTTGCTTATATGCTCCGCTCGCTATGAATCGCTACCGAGCTACTATGCGAGCGGAAGGACAAGACAACTGGATACGTAAAGATTTTAGCACTGAGTACGAAAACATAAATGACTTGAAGGCCTATGCGTTGCGTACGCTGAAACAATATGCTTATCCGTTGATAACTTACACAGCTAGTGTTCAATCGAAGTTTATCGGCAATTATAGCGATTTGGCTTTGGGAGATACAGTCAAAATCATTGATAACAACTTTGCGGGTGGTTTGGCGCTTGAAGCTCGTGTATCGGAAATGATTATCAGTTTTGATAACCCAAATAACAACTCAATCGTATTTACGAACTATCGAAAAATTGACAATAAACCGACATCGGCTTTGCAATCACGCATTGATAGAGCGGTTGAAGACAGGTTACCTTACACGATCGAGCTAACGACCACTGGCGGAGTCACTTTTAAAAATAACGAAGGCGAAAGTTTGGTTCAACCACGGCTTTATAATGGTGGTAAGCCTTTTACTACTGACGTCTCATGGCGTTGGGCGCTTGATGGCGTGGTCACAGTCGGAATGCAGTATCTTGTCAAAGCCAAAGACATAGACGACACAGCTGTTTTAACCGTGTCTGGCTATGTCGGGAATACGGAAGTGGCAACGACGGAAATCACGTTGGCAAACCTTGTCGAGCAGATTGAGTTGAAAGTCATGACGTCAAACGGAAATACGTTCAAGAACGGCGTCATAGCAAGCACGCTGACAGCTACTTTGTGGCGTGGAAATAAGGAAATCGATAAAGATGGAACAGAGTTTAGTTACATCTGGACCAAAACGAATGACGACGAAACACCAGACGAGCACTGGAACGCCGACCATTCATATTCACAGAAATCAATAAGAATTACGCAGGAAGACGTCTTTAGACGAGCCACATTTTCTTGCGAAATTGAGTACATAGGAAAACAAGTTTAAGGAAAAAGAAAAAAGGAGAATTAATCATGGGAATTATTGCAGCAGGTCAAATCACAGTCGTAGACCTATCAGACGCGCCTGTTTTGAATGCGTTTATCACAGCTAACAAGCCAACAACGCAGGTCTATAGTCAAACGTCAGGCGGTTATAATCCGTCATACGCTTCTAGCGCTCAAACATTGACACTTAACCTTACTAAGGCAGGGTCAACGGCTACAATCCTTAACAACACTGGTAAGGTACGCTGGTATGTGGTTGACGGTGCGACTAAAACGGAAATCACGTCAACTACTAACACGGATAACCAATATTTGTCAGGAAGTCATAATGAGAATTTGACGACTAAGGTCAATGTTGACGCTAACAAAGGGTCACGACGCTATGAAGCTAGCGGTACATGGAAAGACCCAGTAACAGGCTTAGACGTGCAGTTCCAAGCGCAAATTGACTTGTTCGTTACATCTGTTGGTAAAGAGACTCAAATCCTAAACGTGTATGCAGGAAACGGAAGTACTTTCCGTAATAACTTACCAGCAAGTCTTACAGTCAATGCAGACCTTTATCGTGGTAATGTGTTAACTAACGATAACAAACAATTCAAATTCTTCTATCAAGATACTACTGTTACTAGCGATAAAGCTCCTGGTTATGATGCTGATGGTGGTATTGGTTGGCACTTATGTTCTAGCACAACAGCGGGTCAAACGCCTAACGTGGCACCAGGCACTAACACAACAGGGCAAGGCGTGCTTACAGTCACACCAGCAGTTGTCATTAATGCACAAACATTTAAGGTCGTATGTATTAATAAAACGGGTGGTCTTAACAACCAAAAAACAACAGGTCTATGTACAATCGTTGATATGTCCGACCCAATCAGTCTACATCTTGAGTCTAGCGCTGGTTACATTTTCAAGAACGGTCAAGGGTCAACGGTCATGAAAGCACGTCTTTTCCGTAATGGTGAAGAATTGGACGCAGACGGCTCAGACAAGACTAAGACTTACAAATGGGCTAAATACGACAAGAACGGTGTCATGAGCACTAATTTTGGCGGTTCGGGCAACGCTTATAAAACTGGTAAATCTATCACAGTTTCAGCAAGCGAAGTCAGCGCTAAAGCCGATTTTAAATGCGAAGTTTGGGAATAATGGAAGGAGACTAAAACATGATTAAAGCGGACGTAACTATTGCCGAACAGCGTCAAATCGTTGACGTGCCTGTTGAGACTAAATCCGAAGCCATTCGAGTGCTTTGGAACACATACGGGCTAGCGATTGATATTAATCGCTGGGTCGGAGACGAAAAACAGGAAGAGGTAGAAGATGAGCAAGTTGATAGCAACGAGTCAGATGACTCTGGTGAATCTAGCGGAGAAGGCGATTGACCGAACCGAGGTAACGTTTTGGCACGGCTTATCCGCAACTAAGCACCCGCTGGGTGTTTATGATTGTGGTGGTCGTGACCATGCTTTTGCTAATGAGTTTGACGTTGTCAGCGGAAAAAAATATACAGTTAGGATTATTGCTCAAAAAACAAAAGGGACTATTAATCTTAAAGGCGGTATCTGGTACACAGAAAGAACGTCTGGTCATCAATTTGATGGTCTAGCAGCACTTACTCAGGCAGGAGAACTCAGTGAAGATGGACTAGGAATTTGGGAAAGAACTTTAACGGTCCCAAATGGAAAAACCAAGGGTAGAGTTTATGTTCAGCTTGAACAGTCATCGACTAGTGGATTTTCAACCGCTTATCGTGTATACGACGCTCAGGTTTTTGACGAAAATGGTCAACCACTTGTCACTGACCAAAATAATTTTGGTGCTTTAACAAGTCCTATGGCAGCCCCTGATGGCACGTACATCTGGAAGCGTACTATCACGTATTACACAGACGGTACAAATGATATTGTCTGGGAATATAGCGGTGTTGGTGCTAAAGGTGTTGAGGTTGGCGGTAGGAATCTTTATATTATCTCAAAGGCAAGTAAGGGTTTTATCTCTATGAATTCAGAAAGCCTCGGGGGTCAAAATAGCACAAACAAAGAATATACTTCGGATTTTATCCCTGTAACTGCTGGAGAGCAGTTTGTTTTTCAAGGTTGGGTGACTATTGCTGAAGGCGGTGGTTCTTGGAGAGCTTGGCAGTTTTATGGTGAAGATAAGAAAAAAATAGGCGATAGACCTACTAATGGTGGTCAAGCTACAGTTGGTTTACAGCATTACACACATAACATAACTGTTCCAAATAACACAAGTATTAAATATATACGTGTTTCAGCACGATTGTACGAAGATGGGAAGTTGAAGCTAGAACGTGGAAACGTTGCGACCGATTACAGCCTAGCACCCGAAGACGTCCAATCTGACATTGACTCAAAAGCAGACCAAGCGCTCACACAGCAACAGCTTAATGCGCTGGCAGAGAAAGAAGCTCTGGTACGTGCCGAAATGGAAGCTAAGGCAAGCATTGACCAACTTGACAAGTGGACAAGTTCATATCAAGCGTATGTGGAGTCAAATGACCAGGACAAAAAAGAAGCAGAGCAACAATTGATAGATAACACTAAGCGAATTGTTGCAATGTCTCAGGACTGGGAAGATAAAAAGGTTCATTGGAGCTTTCTTGATACTTACATGGATTACTCAGATGATGGCTTATCTATCGGTAAGCGAGGTAATTCAACTAGTTTGCGCATTGATAACGACCGTATAAGTTTTTACTCAGGTGGTAAAGAGGTAGCTTACTTTAGCCAAGGTACTTTACAAATTGATAATGGTGTATTTACTAAAACGTTGCAAATCGGACGTTATCGAGAAGAACAATACAGCGGTGACGCAACAATCAACGTCACGCATTATTTAGATTTTGCGTAGAAGGGAGAGAGAATGGCAACAGCTACATTTAGTGGCTCATACGGTCACAATATGACGCTTGAGTTGCGCGCTGAAAGGTCTGGCGAGCCGAATATCGCAGGCAATAGCAGTAACGTACATGTAACTGGTTACTTGCATACAAATGGCTATGCGTCAATGTGGGGTGTAACTAGTGACGTAACTATCACTATTAATGGTGGTGGTGCTATTGAGCACCCAGCTATCAATATCGGCACTAATTCAACACAGAAAATTTTTGACCATACGTACACCATTGGTCACAATAATGACGGTACTAAAACCGTTGGTATCAAACTATCTGTAGGGCTTAATACAGGCGGTTACGGGTCTGCTATGGTCGCTTTTGATTTTAGATTACCAGACATACCGCGAGCTAGTTCAGTCAGCGACATGACTGGTACGCTTGGCAGTGCAATGACTATCAACATTAATCGCAAGGTTAGCAGTTTTACTCACACCGTTAAATACAATTTTGGTGCTCTAAATGGCACAATTGCAACTGGTGTCGGGGCGTCTGTAAGCTGGACACCGCCGCTAAATTTAGCGACAGCCATGCCTAACAAAACAAGCGATTGGGGCAATATTACAGTAGACACTTACAATGGCTCTACTAAAATTGGCTCTGCTACATGCAGGCTTACTCTAAACGTCCCAGACAGTATTAAGCCGACTTTTACTGATGTGACGTTAGCAGAAGGAAATTCTGTTGTTGGTAACGTGTTTACACAAGAAAATACGTTTGTGGAAGTTTTATCACAACCGACAGTTACCTTTAACGGTGCAGATGGTGCTTATAATTCGACTGTAACAGGTTACAAAGCAGAAATAGTCGGTAAGAACATGACTGTAACTGACAATGGTGGTAGTTTTGGATTGCTTAAATTTAACGGTACGGCAACAGTTAGAGCAAGCGTACAAGATAGTCGTGGGCGTTGGTCAGATAGTAAAGAAGTAGAAATCGAAGTGATAGAATACTCAGCGCCATTGATTGGTTTTACACTGGTTCGTTCGGGTGCAGACAAGACAACACTCACAGTAATTCGTACAGTTCGCATATCGCCTTTAATGGTCGGAGGCGTACAGAAGAATAAGATGACGCTAAACTTCAAGACAAGACCATTGACAGGCACGGAATACACAGCTAACAATGGTTCAGCAAGTGGTGTTTGGACTACTCAAAGTGAGTTAGTCAACTCAAATGCAAATCTTTCTGGTACGTTTTCGGGCGCTCAATCATGGGAAGTAGTCGGAACGGTATCGGACTTATTTACAAGTGCCTCACATAGTGACAGCATCGGAACGGAAGTTGTCCACACCGCTAAAGCGCCGACAGCTTTTGGCTTTGGTAAAATTCCTGAACATACTAACGCAGTAGATAGCGATTGGCAGTATTACTTTAACAACAAGCCTATTCAGCACCATCAGCTAACAGCAAATAATGGCACAGCTATAAAATTGGCAGATGGTAGTGATTTAAATAATGCTACAGAACCTGGATTTTACAATGGGAACAATCTTTTACATGCTCCTACGGGTAGTGGCGCACATAGCTGGAGGTATATTCGTGTAACTAAACATACAAATAATAACGGCTTTGTTTTACAAGAGGCTATTGATTTTTACGGCGCCATTTCTGCCTTTCGTGTACAAGCAGGCGGACAATGGAACGATTGGAAGTATTACGCAATCCAAAACTCAGTAGCTGAATTTACGGCAGTCAATCAGACAAAAGTGTACAGCGCTACACTAGCTGGTCCGTATGGATTAGCATTACAAGCTAGACGTGTCGGAAATTTGGTGTCAGTCACATTATATTCAACAATTACGTCAACTGATTCTCGCTCTGGAACTGCAAGTGAAACCATACCAGTTGGTTGGCGCCCTTGTAAAACAGAAGTTATTGTTTCTGCTGGTTTTGCGGGTGGCGGTACTGGTACACAAATGTGGACTGGTGAAAGCTTCTGTAGACTTTTTTATAAAACGAATGGGCAAATCGATTTTACAATTCGAGCCACTGCAAAACCACTTGGTGTATATGCAAGCACTACTTGGATAACAACAGACCCATTTCCGAGCGAATAGGAAGGAGAAGATATGAAACTAAAATTTAGTTCGAAATCACAGGAATTTGAAACAGACGGCACGGTTAAAGGTACGAAAGTCACTTTGACCAACGATGACGGTGCGTTTTATCCCGTCATGCTACCAGCTGACAAAATCGAGCTCTCAAACGCAGAGCTTGAAAAATTAGCGCTAGAAGTCGTGTATCAGGAAAATTTCCCGAGACGTGCTGAGAACGAAAAATTTAACGAAATTGGCGAGAAAATCGCTAAGTATGATGAGATGATTGAGAAAATGCAAAAAGCCATTGATGATTCGGAAAAAATGACAAAGCTAGCAACAGGTATGCTAAATGACTTAATCAACGAGAAATACAAAGATGATGAAACTACTACAGAAAATTAAAAATGCAATTTTAGGAGGAAGAACAATGATGATTAACTACTTTGCAATGCAAATCGAATTAGGCTGGATTACTATTGAGACTGTTCCAAAACGTTTTCGTAAACAAGTGCAAGAGCTTGTAGACTTGTCTCATGCAGGCTTGCAAGACGAAGAAACCGCCGAACAGGCTTAGATAGCGTGGGTCTATGGTGGGTCAAGATGTAATACACGAAGCAATGCAAGCGACTTGGACTATTGACAAAGTTGGCGGAATCCTAGCAACGGCAATTATTGTTGTCATTTTGATTTTAATCAGCGGTATGCTATGGGTTACTAAGAAATTAGTCAATGGTTTCCAAGAAACGAATAAGGAACTGTTAGCGTCTAACAACCGTATAGCGACGGAGAACCAGCAACAAATGGCTAGATTGACCGAGGCAGTCAATAGTCTATCGCTGGAAACTCGTAAGGACATATCGGTCCTACAAGACAAGGTGGACGGTCTGGAAGATGTGGTCAGAAAAACGCAGATGTTTTAGACCACGCGCAGCAATGCGCAGTTATGCGCAGAAGGGAGAAGAACATGAATGATGTGATTGTACAAGCAGCTATGCTTATTTTGACAGGTTTAGCTGGTTTTATCGTTAAAAACGTAAAAGACTATCTTTACAAAGAAGGCGGTGAGAAAGCGCTCAAAATCGTTGAAATCATCGCAAGAAACGCAGTCAATGCCGTTGAGCAGATTGCCGAGGAAGACACTAAAGGCTATCAAAAACTTAGCGAAGCCAAAGCTAAGGCTAAAAAGAGTCTAGAAGCTCACAATATTTATTTAACAGATAGTCAACTGGAAATGTTTATCGAGTCAGCAGTCAAGGAAATGAATGACGCTTGGAGAGGAGAAAGCAAATGAATACAGACGTTTTAATTAATTGGTTTGAAAGCCGTCGAGGCAAACTTACTTATAGCATGTATGGCAGTCGTAACGGTTCAGACGGCACAGCAGATTGTTCAGGTTCGATTTCTCAGGCTTTGAAAGAGGCAGGGGTAAATATCATTGGACTACCGTCAACGGTCACTCTAGGCTCACAATTGGCAAATAACGGCTTCTATCGTGTGTCTAAAAACGAAGACTGGAACGGTCAACGAGGTGACATTATTTTGATGTCATGGGGTGCTGATATGTCCCAATCTGGCGGAGCTGGTGGACACGTCGGAGTGCTAGAAGACGCTAACACATTTATCAGCGTTGACTACTGGACTGGCGGACAAGCAGGGACAGCAGTGTCATCTCACAACTGGGACCAATATTACGCTATCGAGAAACCAGCTTATATCGAGGCTTGGCGCTTTAGTGGGTCAACAGCTACACAGCCTAACACAGTAGTCTCAGGCGGTCGTAAACCAGACAGCAAAGCTTACTATCTAGCAAATGATGTAGCATTCGTTAACGGTATTTACCAAATCAAATGCGATTACCTAGCGCCTGTTGGCTTTGACTGGTCTGATAACGGAATCCCCGTCGGGCTAGTCAATTGGGTTGACGAAAACGGAAACAACGTCAAAGACGGCGCAGACAAGGATTTTAAAGCTGGTATGTACTTTAGCTTTGAGTTAGACGAGGCTCACATTACCGATACTGGCGAAGGCGGATACTATGGCGGTTACTACTGGCGTAAGTTCGAGTTTGGTCAATTTGGCACTGTATGGCTTTCTTGTCGAGATAAAGACGATTTAGTCAATTATTACAAGTAAATTTGATATAATTAAATAAGCGAATACTTTAACACCCCTAGTCTTTGATGGCTAGGGGCTTTTTTGGTATAATAGGTACATAAGTAGTTGAGAGGTCTTACTTATAATATCTGGCAGAGAGTGGGCTGACGAGCGCACGTTAAAGAGAAGTACGTTTTGGGCTAGCGTGAGCTAGTCCTTTTTTTATTTTCCAAATTACCCCAGCAGCACCCAGAAAACCTATAACAGCAGCGTTTGTTTTATTTTCCGTTATAACCACAACAATAAAAAAAGTCCGTTAAAACGGACTAAAAAATTTAAAAAATATCAAAAAAGTTTATAAAAAGTGTTGACTGCTATTATTTATAATGGTATAATGTATATGTAAGGTTGAGGGAGGTAAAAAAACAAAACCTTAGACAAGGAAACTACAGAAAGGAAAAACAAATGTTTAAGTATTTGAAAAAACCATTCAAACTCAAAACTAACAAAGTAGTCATCAAAATCAACTTGTTAGTCATAACGCTTGAATGGCATGTAGAATTTGAATAGTGAGAAATCACTATTCACCCCCTCGGGGGTGTACTTAAATATTAACAAAAAATGCTATGAAAGTAAAATTTAAAGTAACAAAACATTCTTTTGATTGGAAAGCATTCTTAGGCTGGTTGGTCATTATCGGGCTAATCGCTTGGCTCTTGCTTAAATAAGGAACAAACATGATTGAAGTATTATCAAAACAAGAAATTTTAAACTTATTAACAAACAATTCACGTTATCAGATTTCTAAAGTAACAGGAATATCTGAACAGACTCTATCAAACTATGTTAAGGGCAGAACCGATGTCGGAAACATGTCATACAACAACGCTATCAAGCTAACACAATACGCAAAAGAAAACGAGGTAGAAACAATGAAACACACTGAACAAGAAATTTTGGATATTATTAAAAATATGGAACTTGAACCTGACATGATTGATATTTGGGAAGATAAAGACGGTGATATTGTTATTGCTGGACGTGGTGAAAATCCAAATAATTTACGTGGACAAGAAATGCAATATATCGGATTTGTTGATAACGGTGACGTAACTTTTGAATAGAATATTTTTGAAAAATATAGTATAACTTTTGTAAGTGCTGTCAAAGGAGAAAATGAAAATGAACGCTAAAGAATTGCTTGAACAAATCAAAAACAATGAAGTACAATACGCAATCGTAGATGACAAAGGCGCTGTCTACTGTAATCAAGATACAGATAATATTATGGATATTTACGGCTTATCAGATGAAGAAGACGGTCACTTTTATGGCGTATACAGCGATATTCTGGGGCAAGTTGATAGCCGTGGCGCAGATGACGAACGTATCTTAAAATCAATCGAGCTTATGCTAAGCCTCGGTAAGCCTGTTAAACGTTCAGAATTAAAACACGGTAAAGATTTCAAACGTACTTACTTCTTTGGTGGTATCATTGAAGAAATGGAACTTAAAAAACGATTTGGCTTGTAATAAAAATAACCGCACCCGATTTTTTTCGGGTGTTTTTGTTTGAGTCCGAAATCAGCCCGAAAAGTCCGAAAAAACCTAGAAAAAGAGGAGAAAAAAACACTTGATTTTCTTCATATTTCCTAGGTTTTTTGTTCTATTTCTTCCTATATTATAACCGTTGATTCCGGCAGGGGAGAGAAGAGGCGAGTTTATTTAGGTCGTTCAGACTGAGCTAAATTGACTTGCTTGACCGGTAAAAGACTGAGCCTAATAGGGTTCAGTTTTTTAGTTTTCTTGAAAATGTACAGGAAAATCCCTGAAAAATGCAGCTTAAATTTTTCTGAAAAATTCTCGTATTTTCACTAGGTTTTTTCCTCAATTCTAATTAAAAAATGATATAATATTTTTTGACTAGAAACGAAGGAAGTAAGATGGCAAGAAAAAAATATTCTATTGATAGTCGAATCGACTATTCTGTAATTTTACCTGTTTTTTTTCTTTTGCTAATTGGTTTGGTAGCCGTTTATATTGCAACGTCAAATGACTATCCTGAAACAATTGCAAAAGTAATGACACAACAAGGTGTTTGGATCTTTTTAGGGTGTGTAGTTGCCTTTGTTGTTATGCTCTTTAGTACTGAATTTTTATGGAAAATCACCCCTTATCTATATGGCTTGGGATTGGCTTTGATGATTTTACCATTGATTTTTTATAGTCCTGAATTAGTAGAATCAACCGGAGCAAAAAACTGGGTGACCATTGGTTCTGTGACCTTATTTCAACCCTCTGAGTTTATGAAGGTTTCCTACATTTTGATGCTTGCTAGGGCATCAATTTGGTTCCGTCAAAAAGTTCCTGAGGACAACTTGAAAAATGATTGGAAGTTGCTTGGAATTTTTGCTTTGATTACCTTGCCAGTAATGGTTTTACTCGGTTTGCAAAAAGACCTTGGGACAGCCATGGTTTTCTCAGCTATTTTAGCAGGTTTGATTTTGCTGTCTGGGATTTCTTGGTGGATTATTTTGCCAGTTGTTATTGCTGTAACGGTAATCATTGGTGGATTTTTAGCACTTTTTCTATCACCACATGGCAAAGATATTTTCTATGGATTGGGGATGGATACTTATCAAATCAACCGTATTTCGGCTTGGTTAGATCCTTTTTCATACGCTAAGTCAATCGCTTATCAACAAACACAAGGTATGATTTCGATTGGTAGTGGAGGACTTGGTGGTAAAGGTTTTAACGTGATTGATCTTTCAGTCCCAGTTCGTGAAAGTGATATGATTTTCACTGTCATTGCTGAAGATTTTGGATTTGTTGGCTGTGCTGTTGTCATGACCTTGTATCTTGTTTTGATTTATCGCATGATTCGTGTGACTTTTGAGTCAAACAACCGATTCTACACTTACATTTCAACTGGATTTATCATGATGATTTTGTTCCATATTTTTGAAAATATAGGTGCTGCTGTTGGTATCTTACCTTTGACTGGTATTCCATTGCCATTCATCTCACAGGGTGGTTCATCATTGATTACTAACTTGATTTGTGTTGGTTTGATTCTCTCAATGAGTTATCAAAATAATTTGCACCATGAGCAAGAAGTTGAAGAACATTTCAGACGAAGTGAACGTTATTAA